CCATTCTATTGCTGTCATCTTATTTATTTTTAAATTTTAGTTTCGTCTCATGGTGTATAATTTCTCGGTCGAGGTAGTGCATCGCTTTGCGTAGGTCCTCTAGGTGTGCGCCTTTGCGTCTTGCCCTTACGATATACTTGACTGCATTACCCTCGTTAAAGTTGAAGTCGTAATCCTTGATTATATCGATAACATCGTATTGCTGCTGGTTGTCGTAGTGTTTTGGTGTCATAGTCAGGGTTTTTTTAAATAAAATCAGTATCAAAGTCAGTCCATATTTTTACAATTGCCCCTGCCGCTTTTAGTTCCTCAATTCGCAGCTCTTGAATGGGCGATAGCTTCCCGCCTTCGCGTTTCACTTCGATGAACATCGCCTTGCCGTATTTGATTGCCAGCAGGTCGGGGATGCCGTTTGTCGATGTCTTAATCAGTTTCGTGACATACCAACCCCGCTCAATTAGTTTGCGTTTAATCTTTGTTTGGATCTGCTGCTCGGTCATAACTTACTGATTATGTAATGGAATAACTCAATCGCTTTTGGCCTTACTATCTCGTAAATAACAAAAATTAATATGTATTTCATAAGTTAATAATCAAATAATAAAAACAAACACCCCTCAATTGACCGCCAAGTGCAAAAGAGAGGTGTTGTTAGTTGTGTGTTTTCTCTTGGCGGTGGTCAAATATATTAAAGTTTTTTAAATATCGCAAGAGTGAAGTCTTTTTTTTGCTGCACGGTCTTATAAATATCATATTCGATGCCACCTTTTGAGAATATCCAAAAGACTTCGTTCTCTTGTCGCTGCATTGTGGTCATTCGATCACGGCTTTGCCAGTAACTCGTAGCACTAAAATCGATGTTATAGTAAACCAAATACTTTGCGTTTCTTAAACTGACTCCCTCGCGGCCGCTGACAATCTGCAAAGCGATGTTTTTATCGGTTGCGTCAAACTCCTCGACTGAATTTGTCAAGTAATCAGCTCCAAATACTTGAAGGAGCGCGTTCCATTCGGCCTTAAATTTGTAAAAGATTGCGATTTTCTCGCCTTGAAACTTCTCCTTTATAAACTTTGCCTTCGAGTCGTCAATCACTTTGCTGGTTCCGTCCTCGAACTTACAAGTTCCGCTTGACAGTTGGTGCATTTTTTGCATCAACTTAACGCCTGTGTCCCCTAAAATAATCTGACCTTGTCCGTTGCGAACAATTAGGTCCTTTTTAAGACGTCGAATGACCTCGTAAGTGATTGGCTGCATCTCGCACTCCAGCACCATCTCGTTGACTGATGTCGTAAAGCCTGCCTCTTTTTGTGTAAAAGTTATAATATACGGCCGTGTACTTCTTCGTACGAGATTCTCTTTTGCGTTTGAGTAGTCCTTGACAACGGCATAGCCTAAGCGTTTCTCTTTTATATCGACGTACTCAGCGGCCCACTTATAAAAGTTCGCATAGTTTTTATAAGGCGAGTAATCACTTACCCAAAACTGATGATACCATTGCGAGTATGACTCGGGCGTTGGCGTACCACTTAGGAAAATCATAGGCAGTTTACTGAATCGTTTTTTAAACTCTTTTGCCGTTGCGTTCGGCTTAGGAAAGGCACCATACCTGTGATGTTCGTCATGTATAATTAAATCAAAATTTCCCGTCACTAAGTGCATTGATTCATCGTTAATGATGGATAAATCAAACGTAAACCCGAAGTTGTCGTAGTCCCATTGAATTGACGAAATGGCTTTCTTTTTAGTCAGGAACAAAACATTTTTAGCCCCATAAAGTTGCGCCGTATTTAAAGCGGTCAAACTCTTCCCAGTGCGCACTTCCATCGCTAAATAAACAATGTGTTTATTTCGTAAAATCTCAACCGCCTCAGCTGAGATTTTTGTTTGGTAGTCGCGTAAAATCATCTTAAAATATTTTGATTTACGTGCTTAGTAACTGCTCGAAGTTTACAATTTAAATTGTGAAAGCTAATAAAATCGTTTAGAATTATATCATTAGTAAACCTGCTCGTTTGGTCTTGCACCTGGATATTTTTAACCAATTCCTTTTTATTGTGTTTTTTAATCCATAGGTCAAACATTTCGCTAAATTTTAATTCGTAGTGATCAATATTAATATTCTCTTTGGTTAAAATCTCGTTAGATATTGCGCATTTTGTAACGCCAAAAATTACATTTTTATTTCTATAATCTAATATTTCGGGAAGTATTGCAGTTCGGCAAGCTATTTTAATTCGTTCTAAATCGCTTTTACTATTGCCAGCGATTGCAGTTAAATAGGATATATCTACAACTGTATTGTCAATCCGTTCAATAAAAAAACAACGATGTTTGTAATTGTCTTGCCCTATAAAAATACGCTTGCCTCCCTGGCCTCGTTTCTCTTGCCAATTAGGATGGTTTTTAAATACGTTTACAAGAAAATCACGCTCCTCAATTATAGTATGATTCAAAGCGTATTTATTTAAAATTGTTTTACACTGGTCTTTTTGATATTTTTTTGTCATTTTAGTAAAAATTTATTAGAAATTCCTTTCGCTAATTGTACGAGCCTGTCGGCTTCGATTGTTTTGCCAACTAATATTTCCTCGAGCTTGTTCAATTGCTGCTCTAACCTCATCAACTCCTCGCTCTTTTTCACTTGGATTGATTTCTTTTTGTTGCTTTGCTTTGACAAGGTCTTGTATTTTTTGTCTAAGTTTTGAAATTCGTTCGTTAACCTTAACAATTTCGATTTCAATTCGTTCAATTTCTCGCTCATCCTGGGTTAATTTACCTACGTTTTCAAATGGATTCATTTTTTAACTCTTTGATATATTTATAAATCATTTGCAGCGATACACCCAACTGCTCGGAAACCTCCTTTTTATTTAAATCAGGATTAGCCTCGTATAGCAATTCAAATTTTTCTTTGGTTGTTTTGTTTGCATTTGATTTTATAACCGTTCTAATCTCTGCCACTTCAATTGAGTCAATTTTTACCTTCTTAGCCATAGCAATAAAATACTTTGATAACTTCTCAGCCTTTAAAATTGAGTCCTTTGATATCTCTTCAAAGTTGTAGTTATCCAATCCAATAGCATTAAAAGTATGGAGCAAAAGCGCAAAGCGTGGGATATATGATTTTTGCTTTGGCAACATTGATTTCATGTACTCATTTTCCTCGTTTGAGTTTTGTATGTTTGTAATCTCGTTAAAAATACGCTTCCATTCAATTTTTGCATCGGCTCCAAATCGAACGATTTTAGGCTCAATATTTCCGTCTTCGTCCCTTCTTATCATTCGATGTTTAACTGCCTCAAAAAACGCGATTATAGTATCGCTATACCATTGGATTGTATTGCTATCCATTTCCCTATCGTTGTACTGCTCAATAGCTAACTCAGGAAACGATAAAAGCATTCTATCCATAAATCCGTTATCTTTGTTATCGTCAGTATAAAACGAGTTGAAAATAGTCGGTTGGATTCCTCCGAGTACTGGGATAAGAGGCTTCGCTACAAATGATCCGGCGCGAGTCATTCGGTTTAGATTTACGGATTTCCCACTCCAGGTTGAAAGCCAAAACTCGAGGTCACTCCCTGCCTTATATTTATTCATATCCTTAAACCAACCCGCAAGCTCATCCTTAAAAACGCCAACCGATATATCGTTTTGTTGGTGCAAATCAACCAAAGCCTCGATTGTTATATCGTTGGCAATAAATTGCTTTTTAGTTGGTTTCATAACCTCGGGATATTCCTCTTGCTCCTTCTTTGACAAGTTAGAATAAAACTCATATTTCTCATATTCCTTAATAAAATTCGCAATCTCTCGGTTGTTAATTTTTTCAATAGGGAATATTATATTTGTAATGGAGGGAGTTTTTCCTATACCCGCTTTTCCCACAATTGCAACCCAAATAGTCGCAAGCTCACGCCATCCTTTTTTTACCTCGATTTGCATCGCGTTTCCAATACTTAATGAAATCATCCAAAGAAGTGAGCAACCCATATAATCGATGGAACTATCCAAGGTCTCGGAGCATTCCGAGATATATGATTGGATTGGTTTTGGGAATATATCAATTGGAAACTCGAGATCGGATTTATTGATTACAATTTTCTCCTTTGGCTCGAGTGCTTTATTGACGATACGTGATCCATAACCTTCAGAGTATAATTTAGACGCCGCAGCTTTCATATCATCATGATGATATTTTCGAGCGTAGGCAGTAAACGGAGTGTAAAGAGTTTCGTGTTTATATTGGCTGCCTGTTGAAAATAGAAACATAAACCCGCTATCTTTAAAAATATAACCCGAATGCGGAGACGTTGCTCCATGGCGTTTGATTACATATTTTTTTGATAGGTTGCCAACGATTGTAAACTCATCTCCTATGATTGAAAATATATCATTCCGTTGGTTATAGTCATCCCATGGTGTTAAATCCGATTCAATATAAATTTTTTTATCTCTTTTAATTTCCACTGGCACCTCATCAATGTAATTGTACATTTTA